TAAGCCTGATTGCCCTCGCCAGTCCCTATCTTGCTGAGGTCGAACTTATCGAAGGAATGAGGCGAGCCATGATAGGCGATGATGCCCGGCTCGGGTTCCGACGCGCTCGACGCCGCACCTCCCGGACCTCTCGGTCGCAACTGCATTTCGTCGGGATAGTCTTGCGTCAGTTTCGGCGAGAGGCTGGAGCGCTCGCTTGGCGTCAGCCATGCCCGGCTCTCGACGTTCCGGGCCTCGGTCTCGCCCATCAACCGACGATAGCCTTCATATCGGGCTTGCGCCTCAAAGTCTGGCAGCGTCCTCTCGACGACACCCTGAATTGCTTGGTATCGAGGATTGCTCAGATAGTTCGGATCAGCCCGCACAATATCGGCCGCCTCGCCTTTGATCGCCTTCAAGTTGGCCCATGCCCGCTCCAAGTCCGGCGTCAATGCGAGCGGCGACTGAGACACCGAAGCGCCTTTCCCAAATCCTTCGATATCCTGGACGCCATGCTGCGTCTCATGCAGCGATGTCCTGAAAACATCTTCGCCGCCTGGATCGAGACGCATTTCGGAGTGACCCAGCATGTCGCCCGCTGTACGCGCTCGCATGTTCTCGGGGATCGCCGAGACCTGTGTGTAATTCAACTGCGGATAGGCGTCATAAAGGGCCTTGTGCTCAAGGACATCGGGGAGGAGTCCTGTCTTGCCGGCGTCGATATCGGCCATGCCCCTCGGCGCGAGCGAGGCCGCATGGTCGGAAATCTCATAGCGCCATTTTCCGTCCGCACCGGTGAACCATCCCGTAGCGTCGCGGATTGCCTCTCGCTCCGCACCTTTCGCCGCCATTCCTTTGGCTATATCAAGCGCCACGAGGTCCGCCGTCCGCGACATCGGCCCAGCGAAGATCGCCAATACCGATGCGCCCGCGTTGAGCGCCGCCCCACGATAGTCGCCCTGTCCGAAGTCTCGCCCGGCGTCGTGGATCGACATGCCCACACCGAGAGGCGAATTGCTGACGACGTTCGCCAAACCAGTTCCAAAGTTCTCGGCACTAGCGCGCGACGCGCCGAGCGCCTTCATTCCCTCGCCAGCGTCAACCCGCAATCGATCCGCCGCATTTGGCTCATAGCTCGACAATGTTCCGCTCGATGCGAACGGGCTATCGGCAAATGTCGGCGGCGCGCGATCGAACGGTGACGGCTGACCAGCGAATGGATCATGGCCGACCGGCGTCAGTGTGTAATCGCCGAAGTCAGGCATTGCCCACCTTCTGCGCGCCCCTCGGGTCGAGCCGGTGATAGCGGCCCGACTTGTCCTGGATATACATCTTGCCGTCCGGTGCGCGGCGCGCGCGCTGCATGACGGCGTTCATGAGCGACTGAGCTTGCTGAGGCTGCATCTGCGGGGCTTGCTGACCTTGCCCCGGCTGCGGCTGGCCTTGCGGCTGCTGAGGCTGTTGCGGATGCATGAGGCCCATCGCCTCGGTCCATATGTCCTTTTGGAACTGCGCCGCGGCGAGTTGCGTCTCGCCGGCTACCTGTCCGGTTTCCGCAATGGCCTTCTGAGCTTTGGCGTCTGACTGACGAGCGTCGGCCGCCGTCTTGGCGTTCTTCGCGACCTCGCCTTCCATCTTGAGCTTCGCAGCGACCTGGGCGAGTTGCTGCGCTTGCGGGTTCGGCGGCGGCTGCATAATCGAGAGGATGCGCTGTTTCTCCGCGCGCGGAAGCGGCGAGAGTTCGATGAGCACTTGCGGCGGGAACGTGCCGGGCGGATAGCCCTTCAGCGCGTCGTAAGTGTCCTGCATCATGTTGGCGACGTCAGCACCTTCCTCCAAGATGATATCGACGTCGAGAGCGCCGAGCGCGTTGACCATCGCCGGTCGGCCCCATTGGTCGAAGCCAACCCCGTTGACCTGAATAAACTGCGCCTTCTGTTGGTCGTTATCGAGCATCCGAAGCCAACGCTCGGTTTTCCAATAGCGCTGCGCCGTCGTCCAAATCGCACGGTACAGTCCGAGAACCCACTGTCGTCTCGCCAGAATGAAAGGCCCAAGCGAGGCCATGCCGGGCTGGCGAAGCAGTTCGATCGCGCGCCCCGAAATGTTGGCGATCGGAGCGCCGGAAATCGAGGCAACGTTGATGTTGGCGAATCGGTCGATCTCGCCGCCTGCATCCTCGCCAAACTTGATGAACGCCGTGAGGTCGCCAGTCTTGTCGTCGGGGATGAGCTTCTTGCCGGGATTCAACTCGACATAGCCGTCCGGCCGCGACCACTCGATGCGCGCCTTTTCAACGTCGTCGACTGCGCCCTTTTCGCCGATGAGCCGGCGCGAGTTGGCGAGGTGAAGCGCCTTGCTCTTGGACTGATTTAGGCTGTCCTGCGGCCCGCGAAGATTGCGGACGAACCCGTAGCGGTCGCCGTCATGGTCGACCGCGACCGAATACATGTGGAATGGCGAAACCCGATTCCCCTTGTCGTCGAAGAATGGCGACAGCCCCTGGTCGAGCAGAACCGTCGAGACGTAGAACGCCCAACGCCACTGCCCTTTGAACTTGTACCAGTGCTCGACCATGCGGACGCGTTGCTGCGCCGTCATTACCCACTTGTATTCGCGGTCGGCGTTCGTCGTCAGGTCGCTATCACCCTCGACGAGCCCGCGAATCTGTTCGGCCTTGTCGGGAAAGAGCGACTGCGCCTCGTCGAGGTCCATCCACTTCGATATGCCCTCATATCGATTGTCGCGGAAATCCTGCCGATACGACTTCGGATCGTAGAAATATTCGTCGCCGATAACCCAAGTCAGGCCGATGTCAGGGTCTTGCTGATCGCCTTGCGTGAGGATCATCTGAACGCCGGCAATGCCATCGATCCCGGATTGCAGCAAGCACCACGGCTCGATGCCCTTCCAGTCGTTTTCCTCCAGCACGAAGCGAATGACTTGCGTCGCGAGAGCGGAGCCTTGCTCGCTCTTGGCCGACCTAGGGACGGCTTTCGGGTCGGAGCGCTGGCGCTCGACGACGCCGACAATTTGATTGATCTTTTCGTTCGTGCGGTTCCACGTCGTCGCGGGCTGGCGACGCTTGCGCAAGATTTCTATTTGCTTCGCCGTGTATTGCGCACCATGATAATAGCGCCGGCTGTCTTTCTGCTCTTCGATCTCGTCGACCTTCGTGGTCAGATAATCCACGTATTGATCGCGCAATTTGCGCACGTCGAGAAACTGCTCGTCGTCATCTTGGGCCGGGACCGGACGCGCGGCCACCTTCGGCTCGGCGTTAATCAGCGGGGTGAGCCTAGCTGTGTCCGCCGCTTGAAGATGATCGAGAATTTCAGCCATGCGTCAGAACTACTCTTGCTTGCCGTGCCGCTTGGCTTCGGCGTTCATGAGCGCCTTCTCGGAGATATGCCCCGACTTGCGCAGGCCGCGCGTCTTGTCGGCCAACTCGCTATGCGTCTTGGCCTTCTTCTCGTGGTGCTTGGCGATGGCCTCGACGAACTTCGGATTGCCCTTGATCTTCTCGGCGCGCTCGATATGCCGGCCGGCGTCGTCGAGTTCGTATTCGTCCCACGGACCGTCTTTGCGCTCATGCGGCTCGACGTATTTGTGAGGTTCGGATTCGGTTGCGTTCGGAGGGCGGGGCATAGTCATGTCCAATCGTTGCGATCGGCCAGCTTGTCGAACTGGCGCTGAGAAATTTTGCCCGACTTCAATGCGGCTTCCGCCGCCGTCTGCTCTTCCGACGCCGGCTTGCTTTCGCCCTTCGCGCCGAGGATTTCTTTCAAGTCCGCCAGCGCCTCGTCGAGCACTTCTACGGGCGCCTCGAGGTAATAGCCTTCGACGAGCCCGGCAATGCGCTTGGCCTCTTTGATCGCTTCTGCCGCCGTCTTGCCCGTCGCCACAACCGCACCGACTTCCGGCATACCACAGAGTTGCGGGACTATGTAATGTTCACCTTCAATCACCGTGTAATTGCGGAGTTTGACGTTGCGGCGAAGCTCGGGCGGGAACGTGATGTGCGCCCAATTCTTGTCGGCCCATTCGCAATGAAGGATGACTTCGGCCCCCCACGGCGCGCTATACTCGGGCTCGATCATGATGCCCTCAGCGCCAAACCAGATGACCTCGGCGAGGTTCGTGATCATGTTTTGGTAAAGCTCGCTCGGCGGCGAGCCGGCGCGCGCCGTCATGTCGATCGGATAGCCGACTCCGTTTTTGTCGATACGGACCTCGGTCGACCAGAAGCCGCGATAATTGTAGCCCTTGAGCGCCGGCTTCAACCCGTCGTTGACGGTGCGAACTTGCTCGGGAAGGTCGGCGTACTTGATCGTCCGGCCAACGTAGCCCTTGTCCTTGACTTCGATCCCGACAAGCCCGACGCGCGGGAATTGCCCGTCAATGCAGAATCCGTCGTATCCGGTCTCAGTCGCGTCGGAAATTCCTTTCTCGACGATGAACTTCATGATCTTCTTTTTCGCGCCAAGATTGTGCTCAAGCTCGTCAAGCCGCGGCTCGATCTTCTCATACGTCGGCGAGTGAAACGTTTCCATGTCGCCGCGCGTCGAGTTGATCTTGATCCAATAATCTTCATGGGTCTTGAGATATTTGCGCAGCGCGTCGAGGCCGATGATCTCCTTATAGTCGCCGATCGGGATTCCGGCCTTCGCCATGATCTCCTTCGCCTTGGGGCGGTCGAGTTCAAGCTCGGCGCCGCGGCGGCAACCCCAAACCCGCTTGCCCTGAGACGCAAGATAGCTTTGGAGGTCGCCTTCGTAGCAGTCGGGGAAAACGTACAGGTCGATCTCGTTGTTCTCGATGAACGGCCACGGGTCGGTTACGCGCTCGATAGTCTCGTCTCCGCCGCCGATCAAGAGGCCGCGCGAGGTAGGGTATCCACTGGCCCAAGGTGCGAAATATAGCACGCGTCCGAAGTCCTCAGCGAGCCGGCGCGCGATCTCGACGAAGATGCCTGAATCGTAGACCAAGACCGTGAGGCGTTTCGGATCGAAGTCGGCCATCACGCGAGCCTCAGCATGGAAAAGTCGCTCCGGTCGATAAACTCAAGCCCGTAGCCCTCGACGATCGGCGCGATTTGGTCGGCGCTGAAATGACGGCAGGACGCGATGAGGAGATAGGCCCCTGTATGTAAATCCCACGTGTCGAGAGCAAGGAAACTCTCGCTAATTGGCTGAATAATAGTCGTCCCTTGGCCTCCCTTGCCGTCCTCAGTCGGATAACGCCACACAGTAGCGTCGCCGGCTGGCGTCATCCCGAGCGCGAAAGTTAGGTCCATAAGAAATGCGCGCCAGTCCCATTCGCGCCGCTGGCCGCGCAAGGCGAAGCCCTGCATGTGGATTCTCTTGCCGAGCGTCACTTCATCGTTCACCTGGATCGCCCTTCATTTTGTCGAGCTGCTTCGGGCTGATCACGCCGCGGAAGGCGAGTTTCTTCGCGCCCTTGGGAAGACGCTTCGGCTTGCCAGAGAATGTAACCGATTTATTATTCGTCGAGGTCGCCGATTGAGCCATCGTCTTCGTCCTCATCGTCGGCGTAATCTAGCCATTCGTCGGGCCGATCGAAGGCGTCTTCGTCGTCGGGGATGATGATAAGAAGCTCGTCGTCATCCGTGGCCGCGTCTGGCATAGCCGATTTGGTCGCCCGCGACAATAGCCCAAAGAGTGTGGTCCCGCCAAACATCATTGACTTTCCCATAGGATCGAGCGTCGCCCTCGTATGAGAATCCGCACGCCTTGAGGAGCCGCTGGGAAGGCGCGTTCGACGGCAGGGTTGACGCCTCTACCCGGTGAAGTCCTATCGGCCCGAGCGCCCAGCGCAAGCCGGCAACGGTCGCGTGATAAGCGAGGCCGGAACCGGCAAACTCACGACCGATCCATCCCTCGACAACAGCACTCTGAGCGCCACCACGCCGGACGCCTTGAAAAGCCAGGAAGCCAAAGAGCGCATCGTCTCGCTTTCGGAAGGCGAAAAGCGAATAGGCTCGGTCGTGCGCGAGTTCGTCATGCCATCGGACGAGATTGCGCGTGAACGCCTCTGGCGTCGGCTCACCGAATTCTGCCTCGTATGGCGACACGAAGTCGCGCGACCCGGTTCGGAGCGCCGCCCATGCCTCATAGTCGGCCAGGAACGGAGGGCGAAGATAGATGCTTTCGCCGATGATCACAATTCAGTCCTTGCGCTTGTCTCAGAATTGTCCCGTAATTGTCTTATGAGTAACATCGGACGGAGATTTCTCAATGTGGACAGCCGCGATGGCGACGGAGCGCCGGATAATGAAAAGCCTGGGCGACAGCGGATGGACCTGCCAGGGACAGTTCCATCCGTGCCGGTGTTACGAGGAAACACTACCACAAGTGTCCTACCGCACGCCCCGAAAGTGTCAACATCCGCGCGAGCGGAACCGTTGGGTGAGCTACATGCGGTTCCTGCGAAGAGGGGGCGACCCCGCATTGAGGAAGCGGCCGACACATTGACGGCGCAAAAGCCATGGGCCGGGCTCATGAGCCGATCGACTTGGTATCGTAGAAGGAAGGAAGAGAAATGATCGACATCATAGCGGCGGCTATCGGTAAAACAATCCCTGGTTATGACGGGGCAATACCCGGCGACAGTATAATGGCAAGCACACTTCGCGATGCGGCGAGAGCCGTATTGGCTGAATTTACCAAACACGACGGCATTGCCGAAGTTATTCCACCGCATGACTACAAAGCTTTAATCGCTTATCGTCAGATGAAAGCGCTAGAAACCATCGCTAATCATATATGCAATGAACAATCTGATAAAAAACAGAATACAGAGTCTACCGAGGACGATGTCCTCATTGATTTAGAGAATTTACTAAGGAAGCATGGTTTTTCGTTAAATAGTTAATACATCATATTCCTCATGTTCGCGATGGACGTCCGAATATCCATCGCGAGCCTTGGGCTTCTCAGCGCTCGGTCCTTGGCCAGACAGCATCTTGTCGACGAGTAGGCCAATCTTTCCAAGCGCGTCGACCTGATCGTCGTGGACCCCGGCCGGGAACTTGAGCATTTCCGCTTCGAGGTCCGCTCGATATGGCGCGTCGGCTAGGATACGCAGGCCCTTCGTGGCGATGAGCCCTCGAAAAGACTGCGCCATGACGGCCTTGTCAGCCCTCGGCGTGAATTGCTCCCGAGCGACGAAAGCGT